TGTGACATTAGGTTTCTCCTTAGTGTTTAAGTTAAAGAGCGTTCCTTCAGTCGGCGTTTGCGTTCGCTATTTGCGAATAGCGAATGAACGATCCGTTCCGCGTCGGCTTACTTCCGTTCCCGTTAGGAATGAACGATAAGTGTATCGTAACACCTATATAGAATTTATGCAAGCACTTTTGTAACTTTTGATACAATTACCTTTCAATATAACTTAATGTATGATCAGTTGCATAAAGTTGTTGAATGATGATATCACATCCAATCTTTGGATTACAATTTCCACAAGTATAAACATCTACTGCTGCTTTACCTTCTTCAGGCCAGGTGTGAATACTAATATGACTCTCTGACAATAAACACATCACAGTGACTCCTTGTGGTTCAAACTTTTTTGAAATCGTTTGAACCACAGTTGCACCAGATGCTGCCGCTGCGTTTTCTAATAAATCTATGAGACATCGTTCATCATTCAAAAGAACAAATGAACACCCATACAAATTAAGTAAATAGTGCTTGCCCATTTATCATAGGTTCTCCTTTCCTTCTTGAATTAATTTACTTACATAAGTTTCGGTTCCATCCATAGTTTTAACTTCAAAAAGAGGAGACCTTTGGTATTTCTTGATTTTTTTGTATTTTTTTAAAATCTTATTTATTTCATTTTTATAAATTGATACTTCAATTTTTTCTTCACTAAATCCTTCACTCATCTCTTTTTCTTTTTTTCTGGTTGTTTATATCCCCATGTTCTGGGATTTACTTTTCCATATCCCCAGCTGATTCTTTTTACGGATCCAGGTCCATATTTATCATAATAAAAATCAAAAATACTTACTCTTTTTCCGCCTCGACATAAATCAAGATATTCTTTTCCTTCAGAAACATAAGATACCAAATATGCATCAGTTGGAAAAGAAGGATCTTTTACTTGTTGCAGAGTGGTTTTTTCCAAAAGTACTTCACAACCATAAGATGAAGGATTATCGGTATTTTGTTCTTTACTTTCCTTTGTCATCTTTTCCTCCGCAACTACATTCACGAACGTCCTCCCCATTGAATATCGGGATACGCTTCCTGAACAACACTTAAACTAATATTATATTTGGTGGTGAGTTTTTTATCTTTAACAAGGCAAATAAGCTCTGCTTCTTTTGGATGAAGTCCTTGAAGCAAATTGATGAACATCATTTCTCTACGAATAGAGGAAAGTCCATCATTGCCTCCCTTTACATAATGATAAAGATTTACATACTCTTTACGAAGAGAAGTTCTTCCTGCACCCAAAAGATCTTGCTTTGTTGCTGCCTCTCCACCCGCTGCTTCTCTAGAAAGATTTTCGGAAAGAGTACCAGAATACACAGTTTGATCATTTAGATCAGAATAAGGAACTTCACCTTCAGGAAGTAAAGAAATCACAGATTCGTCAAAATTCCAAATCAAAATAGTCTTTACTGAATCATGCTCATAATTTTTTAAGATCTCTATTTTTTTAGAATTTGATCTTTGCTTTGATGCAAGCTCAAAAATTTCAAAAACAAATGGATTTGTGGGAAGAGCTTCACTTGTGGTTTCAGTCTTCTTCCTCGTCTTCGTCGTAGTCATAGTCATTTTCAAATCGTACTGCTAAAATTTCGTCAGGTATTACATTCCCATTCGAATCAAACATCTCTGGGTGTGTAAAAACGGGTTGGGTTTGATAGAAATGTTCTTTTGCTAACCATCCTACTACGCCCCCCACAAAAAAGAACATTATTGAAACTAATGTTCCTATGGTTAGAGTTACTGCTAACATTTTCTTTCTCCAGAGAGGTTTATTTTTTCCTAATGTCGAAGTGAAATTCAATAAAAAAATGAAACTCTCTGCGAAAGAGAGAAATCATTTTACCAAACTTCACTTGAAAAGTTTTTGGTTTTGATTCCCTCTTCCTCCTGTTTCGTAGTAACAGTTCAATTCCCCGATTAATTTGGGGTTCTGATTTATTTAGTTTGTTTTTTGCGTCTCCCTGGTCTCTTGTCATAATTATACTTCCAGGCATCTTCAAGAATATTATGCAAATAATTTCTTATTTTTCTTGCTTGAGGTTTTGGAATATGTCCATATGCCTCTCTTAACTGTTTATGATTATTGTCAGATCCACCTTCAAGATATTCATCAAGATCCATTACTAGATTGCTAATGTTACTTGCGGTTTTACTTTCAATAAACTCTTCAACTTCAAATTTTTTAGCTCCACGAATTTTAAGATAGTCATAAAATTTTAGCACAAATTGCCCATTAAAAGCAAGATCAATTGCTTTTTCCACATCGAAATAGACTTCGTGAAACGTGTTACTCATTAAACTAGATTTTGCTCCTTAAGGTATTGTACAGTATCAGTGCATCCACCCAGATGCTGTTCATCATTCAAGATAACTTGAGGAAAAGTTGATCCTTGTCCAAACTCAGCATAAAATTCTTCACGGGAAAAATCTTGTCCTAGTTTATAAATGACATGCTGAAGTTCTGTTAATTGAAGCACTTGCTCAATCTTACTGCAATAAGGACAACCATCTTTTGAATAGACTGTAAATTTCATAGTAGTTTAATAAACTTAAAGTATATATTAAGATACAAAAAAAGGAGGATTTCTCCTCCTTAGTTTAGCATGTATGTCAAGCAGATTATGCTTGTGCTTCCGTCCATGACAGACGTGCAGCAACAGAAATTGGGACACCTGATAGGTTTGTTGCTGTGATTGTGAAGGTATCAGGTCCATCTGGGAAGATACCAGAGTTAGCGAAAGTTCCACCTCCACCAACAATTGAGTTACCAAGATCTCTAACTTGAGAAAGATCAAGAGTACCAGCACCAGTACCAACATAGAATCCACAAACAACCTCACCATTTAGCATTGTTACACCATATCCAGCTTGTGCTGCGTGATCTGCAATCTGCGAAAGACTGGAGTTAACCGTTCCGAATCTATTGCCGACTGCGTTTGTCCAGACAGTTGGGAATTGTGGAACAGCGTTTAGATATCCGCGAACAAGAATAGCAGTTGTAACACCCGTGACGGACATTCCAAGTCCTCTCATAACCAACTGCATTCTATTGACAAGTTCTCTTTGTCCGAATGAACCAGGAATACCTAAGTCTACAGAAGGTGATACGCGAATGGAGAACAATCCTCTTTCAGAGTTTGCAGGGATAGCAACAGGGTTAGACTGTCCATACGTAAACACGAGTGACTTATCATCATCATATCTACCATCCATAATTACGCTGGTTCCCCAGTGTGAAATGGCTGGAGCAAATGTAGGATATGCAAGTTCAACAGTGACAGGTCTAGTGTCTGTTCGAGTGAATGTTTGAGCACCAGCAACGCCCGCAGTAACTGCCATTGGAGGAACAATTATGCTTGGGTTGATGTCAAGAGAAGGAGAACTAAAGGTAATTGAGTTAATACCAACTGCAGTGATGAACGTATTAGGTGCAAACGAAGTTGAACCAACACCTGATACAACTCTCTGTCCAACTTGTAGGTTTGCAGTAGATCCGACCCCTACAGTTGCACCAGATCCCATTGTAAGGCTTAATCCGAATGGATATCCAGGCTGTCCTCTTCTCAATCCAGTTAGAGCAGTGGTTCCGACACCAGTATAGTTGATGTACTCATAAAGATCACCCGTTCCTGGGAAATCTCCAGGTCTACGTACAAGAACCGTACCAGATGGAACTGGGAATCCAGCTGTTGATGCAACACCAATGTAATTATCAGTGGAAATTAAGCTGGTAGTAAGTCCAGTTGTTGGTGGGTGAGTTAGTGTTTCATAACGAGCAGGTAAGTTACCAGATCTCATGTATGCTTCATTGTTAACATTATTGTTAACTAACTTATGACAATATCTAATATTACCACCATCTGCTCTGAATCCCCAACGAATAAATCCAGCACCATACCAAGAGTAGTCCATATAGAACATCTGCATCTTGGAGAGATCTAGATTATATCCAGATGCACCTGTACCATCCATTTTATCAAGATTCCAAGAAGACTGAGGAATTCTGAGATCATCAGTTCTTGTTACGGTGACATATTGATCAGAAGGTCCTCTGTAAGATGGATTAATTCTAATTTCAGTGTCACTTAGAATATCCATAACCTTGTAGGTTTTTCCACGAATTACAATATTTCCACCAATGGTTAGTTGCTTGGAGAATAATGTTGGATAATTTGGATTACTTTGAACAACTTGGTTAGATTCTTGAGTTACTGTAACTCTTCCTGCAATCTGGAAGGTAGATTGTCTACGTACAACGTATAAGGTTGTTCCATCAAATTCGAAGAAAGCACCATTTTGGAAATCAAATAATCCAAGTCTTGAAATAGCTCCAGTCCATGAAGTGACATTAATTACATAATTTCCTGTGGCTGTGGTTGCTGTTGGAGTTGTAAGAGCAGTATATGTGAATACGTTTGGTTGTGTTACAGCGTCTACAGTGAATGTTCCATTGTATGCGCTTTCATTACATCCAGCTACTGTAATTTGTGTACCAGGAATAACTCTGCTGAGTCCATGAACTTCTTTAGTTCTAACAGTAACTGTTGTTCCTGAAGACGTGATTGTTTCAACAGGAATATTTGGTTTCAGAACTGTACCAGAACTCATCTGAAGTCCTTTTCCAGACTGATATCTAAAGTATCTTCTGGTTTGACGAATAGCTTGTTCGTAGTTCGACTGTCCAAAGGTTCCAAATAGAACACCACCATCAAATGCTCTGTGCAATACTTGTCCACTTGGTCTTGTATAAACTGCTGCCTGGTTAAATGCAGTTGTTGCAAGTCCAACAGGGGCAGTGTTTACATAATAAGTAAACTGAGTCGATGAACCAACAGTTGCAACTTGGAAAGAACCGTTTGGAGATGCTTGTCCAATGACACCACCCTGAGCACCGAAAGCAAGTGTGGTATTTTGTCCAGTGAAGATGCTAGTAATACCAATTTCATTACCAACAACAAGTCCGTGAGGTACGTTAGTAGTAACAGTAACAGCAAGACCTGGGTTAATTGTAGCAGCCCAAGTGCTGGTAGAGAATCCACCCAATGGCATTGAAAGTGGTGTTGAAATACCAATTCTTGCTCCAGTAAATGGTGTTCCAGAGTAAATACCAGTTCTAGAAAGTGATAAACAGGTTACAATACCAGTATCATTTCTGAATTTTGCAGTATAAGTAGCAATACCAGTTCCACCACCTTCTTCAATAATCCAGTTACCGTTTACGTTAGGGATATTTCCATCTTGAACAATCAGAGGAGTTCCGTTTGGTGGGAGCGCAGTGGTAGAAGCAATTGTAACTCTTCTGCTTCCTGTAGGCATTGTTAATGTAGTGATGCCAGAAACGACAACACCGCCGGCAGATGTTCCAGTCGTTGCTCCTAGTCCAACAAGGTTGATTAAGTTACTATAGTAATAAGGTCTTTGATTGACCATGAAAACACTTTCCCATTTCGAAGATTGGGTTCCATATTCAAAGTCAGTATCAATCAGTGCCTGAGGCTCAGACATTCTGATTTTATTAACAGGATCCGTATATGTTTCGCTAGGTTCGAATATAATAGCAGTTTCTTCAACGAAGATTTGAAGAGTATCACTTGTGCTCATCGCACTGCAATCTGTGTTCAGAACAACAGTTGTTCTGTTTGTTGATGAACTATACGTAACAGTGTTTGCTCTCTTCTGAGCATCTGCAAAATTATAGATTACAGTGTTCTGATATGAGGTATTAGTAATCAGTAATAAAGTTTTTCTATCCACATATCCATCAATCACAACAGTGTTAGTTGATGGAGTAAAACTAATCAGGTTTCTTAATCTTTTTGCCATTGTGCTCCCTGCTTTTTATATGATTAATGATTATTTATAAATTTATTATAACCCAAATCCAATCGCAAAAGCAATTGCAGTTGCATTGGTAGCGATCACAGTTCCACCAGCAGTGGTTCCATCATGCACTATCAAAGTCTTTTTATCGGTGTCAACAGTAACCTCTGCTAGAGCACCAG